CATGCTTACTAACGGAGCCCAACATGCCTCTCTTGTAGAAGCTGGAACACCAAGCCAACCCGGCGGTGGTATCTTTGCTAGGGTTAGGGACAGACTCAGCACTATAGGCACTGTTCGTAGAGGTAGAACCTGATGGCTAGTATCTATGACAATATCAGAACTGTGCTAGAGACGACACTTTCCAATGTAGGTGGTATTCCTGACATTGCTTGGGAGAATGTATCCTACAGTCCTACTACTGGTAGTTCCTTTGTGAGACCACAGTTCCTTCCCACAATCAGGGAACCTGCACACAGAGGTCTTAACCCACAACAATACTATCAAGGGGTATTCAGGGTCACTTGTTTCACTCCTTCCAATGCAGGCCCAGGTGCAGCAGATGATCTAGCAGATAGTATCATTGATGCTTTTGAGGCTACCACTGACATAAGTTCTGGTGGAACTATCGTTAGCATACGCTACGCAGACAGAGAAGCCGGTATTGCACAGGATAACTGGTATCAGGTTGCAGTAAACATCGGCTGGTACATATATTCGTGATGGTTACCGCAACAACCTACACCTAAAATTAGGAGAACTAACATGGCTTTTTCCCAAGGCTCTCGCTCGGAACTGTCGTATATTGCAGAAAGCACCTACGGCGTCACTCCGAGTCCTACCCCTGCTTTCGTCAACCTTCCTATCAACACTCACTCGCTCAATCTGACTAAAGATCGTGTCGAGGGTAATGAAATCCAACCTGACCGTATGCCTCGTGTTGACCGTCATGGCAACCGTCAAGCTGGTGGGGATATTCAAGTTGACCTCCGTAAAGGTGACTTTGACCCCTTCCTTGAGAGTGCAATGTTCAATAGCTGGTCTACCGATACCCTGAAAGTTGGCACCACGCTCAAATCTTTCAGTATTGAAGACCGTGCCCTTGACATTGCCCAATACCGTCTCTTCACTGGTATGGCTGTCTCTCAGATGGCTGTCTCGATTGCCCCTAACCAAATGGTGACTACTACCTTCACTATGGTAGGTAAGAATGGTGCTATCTCTGGTACTTCGGCAGATGCTACTACGACTGCTGCAAGTGGTAATGCACCTTTTGACTCGTATAGTGGGGACCTTCAGATTGCTGATGCTGGTGGCACCCTTGCTACAATCACCACTGTGACTGGTCTGGACTTCACTATTGATAACGGTCTCAATCCCACGTTTGTTGTAGGGGAAAGCACTACGCCCCAACTCGAATATGGCATGGCTACTATCACTGGCACCATGACTGCCTACTACGAGGATGCTACCCTTATCAATAGGTTCATCAATGAGACTGAGACTGAACTCTCTGTTTCTGTAGATGATCCGACTGGTAGCAATCCTTACACCTTCTATTTCCCTCGTATCAAGGTGAACAGTGCTAACGTCCCTGTTGATGGCTTTACCTCCCGTATCATCACTATGGATTTTGTAGCACTCTACGACAGCAGTGAGGCTTCTAACCTTACGATCACCCGCACAAGCTAATCCTCTGGCTTCGGCTAAAGGATAGGGGCTGGGGGAGTTTGTCGGGTTGCTCTCCCAGCCTCACTAACAGACCCGACAAGAAACCCAACATAGGAACTCGACATGGACCTTTCTGATCTCAAACCCAAATCTGAAACTATTGAAGTGATCCTTAAGCATCCCAATACTGGTGAGGGTATCACTAACCCTGATGGTAGCGAAATGTCTATCACTGTCTACCTTCCCCATACCAAAGAGTACAAGAAGGCACGACACAAGAAGACTGACTTGCTTATCAAGAAGGGCAAACAAAGTCTCTCCAGTGAAGAGATTGAAGACCTCACCCTACAACTCCTTGCTGAAACCACTAAGGAGTGGGACATTACCTACAATGGTGAGAAGCCTAAACTCACTATCGGTAAAGCCAAAGAAGTCTTTGATGAAGTCTTCTGGATCAGAGCGCAGGTAGAGGAGGCCACTGGCGAAGCCCTGGATTTTACCACAGCCTGACCGATGCACTTGTAGAGTATGCTGAACATGAGTTCCAACTCTCCAAACCCGGTCGGGATGGTATATCGCCAAGAGAACACCTGAAACAAGTAGAAAGGCAGACTGGACAAAGACCTAGTGAATTGGATGGACCCGAACTTCCTTACTTAGCGTCAGATGTCTGGACTGCCTTTTTGCTTTTGTCTCGTACAAGAGGTCAAGGCTTCAATGGCCCTCTCCCACTAACCTACACAGAAGTGAAAGCATGGATGGAATTGACAGATACATACCTTCTACCTTGGCAGGTTCAAGCTGTCATGCGGTTGGATACTGTCTATATGAGGGTGATGACTAATGGCTGAGACTGGCATTAATGTCAATGTAACTGGTACAAATGATCTAGCTGCGCTTACAGCTAAACTGGAGGCATTTAAGGCTAAGACCACTCTTACTACAAATGCCTTGGTGCAACAAAAGATGGCTGCAAACTCCCTACAGGGCATCTTTCGTGATTATGGTGTTGCAGTAAAGGACTCCTCTAATCAAGTCATGTACTACAAGGATGTAGTGCAGCAAGCTAATGTTGTGCAAAACCAATTTGGTGTAGTTGCCGACAAAACAACTAGAGGCATAAAACGCTTTGGTGCTGTTGGACTACAACAGGTCGGTTATCAGGTGGGTGACTTCGCTGTTCAGGTGCAGGGTGGTACTTCTGCTCTTGTAGCCCTTGGTCAGCAAGGTTCTCAGTTACTTGGTATTTTCGGCGCTGGTGGTGCTATCGCTGGTGCAATTCTCGCTATTGGCACTGCTATTCTCAACGTAAGGGCTAACTTAAAGACTCTCTCCGACGAGACAAAGTTTGAAAAGCCCATTGAAGCCCTTGATAAGTTTAAGTCCAAGTTTGATGAACTCTCAAAAGCAGTAGAAAGATACCAGAAGGTGTCAAAGTTTGAGGTAGCTGGTTTTCTAATCTCTGATGCAAGTTTTGAGGCTATTGAGAGGGAAATAGTAGCGAGAGAGAAACTTCTAAAGATTGAACAGGCTAGGTTTGAACTCAGCATACACAAGATAAGGAATGAAATAACTGCCAGACAAGAACTTATCGACCAAATATACGAGGAGAACAACCTCTCAAAAGAGACAGCACTGGCAGGTGCCACTTCTGATGCCGAAAGGCAGGCTATTCAGCAGGCATATCTAGAAAGTCTCCAGAAATCTATAGGCGCAAACAAAGAGTTGTTTTTGACGCAAAGTCAGCAGCGTGCAGAACTTGAATTGATGGAGGCGTTGTTGGATCAGCTAAAAGCTGGCACAGATGGACAAGTAGACTCTGCTACAAAACTTGAGGACGCATATACAGAAGTTCAGGCTGCTATAAGAGAAGCTGGCGGCGCTTTTGATGGGCTAGACCCGGAGGGTTTTGCAGCGGATGTTCTTAGTGCTGGTAAGGAGTTTGAGGTTTGGACGAACGAATTGCGTCAGGTGAAAGACCTCATAGGTGAAGCTAACTATGAGGCTCTCCGACTGGCTGGTGTGGATATGAGTCCGGGAATTTTGAAGGCTGCTGCTGCTGCCCTGTCTCTTGCTCAACGCTTGAACATTGCCTTTATGGAAGCTTGGAATATCTACCAACTCGGGACCAAAGACCCTAATGCGGGCAAGAAAGAAAAGAAACCAGTTGGTGTTGGGGGTAACGTAGACCTTGGTTCTTCTGGTGGTTCCAAAGAAGAAACTCAGACTATGGAGGAATATGTAGCTGCCCTTGAGGAACGTCTTCTCAAGGAACGTGAACTTATTGGTCTGAGCGAAGAGGTCCGTGCTATTGAAGAATACCGGATTGATCTTGTAGAAGACCTCACCAACAAGTATCCTGAAATGTCTGCTGCTGCTATCCAAGCTGCTGCTGATGAAATCACTGCAATCAAACAGGTCAACGAGGAACTGGAAGAGAAACAAGCCAAGATGGAAGAAGTCCAAGGAGTTCTGAGTAAGGGTTTTGAGGACTTCTTTATGTCTATCATTGATGGTTCCAAGACTGTTGGTGAGGCATTTGCTGACCTTGCTCAATACATCATCAGCGAACTTCTTCGCATCTTGGTTATCAAACCTCTTGTCGATAGCCTTGCTAGTAGCCTTTCCAATATCTTTGGTGGGTTTAGTATATTTGGTAGCGCACAGGGTAATGTCTTCTCCCCTAGCGGGGTTGTTCCCTTTGCTAAGGGTGGTGTTGTCAATAGTCCCACTGTCTTCCCATTCGCCAATGGTATCGGTCTTATGGGGGAAGCTGGTCCCGAAGCTATCATGCCCCTCAAGAGAACTCCTAGTGGTGATCTGGGTGTCATTGCTCAAGGTACTGGTGGTGGGTCTCC